ATTACATCCGATGAACCAATCGCATCACTCTCATTTTCGAAATCTGTGTTTCTCAAAAACCAATGAATGCATTTTACAGGAATGTTGGGTACGAGATTATTCACAATTGTGTCGATACCAAGATCACTTACCGTAGTTGGGTGTTTTCTCACGATATCTGTGATTAGAGTTTGTCTTTCACTGGACAAATAGTTTCTTTCTTCGGGACTGACGGTGATCTCTTCGGTTACGAGATTAAACGACTGAAGACTCAATGTACCTGTGAAATTTGTAAAAAATGTCTGTTGGTGAAACTCTAATTCAAACTCTATTTTTTGGCGATGAATAGCGCACACAGGAAAGTACGGTCTGTTTGGTTTGTTCGAAGAATATTCATCACTCGCATACTTTCTCGAAAAAAAGAAGTGTAATGGAATGACGAGATTCGAACTTGAACGCGCATATTCTTCATCTTTACTCGATTCATCTAGACCCAAATTTCTATTGACAAGAAATCTATTCGCCACCTTTTCGGAAATTTCGAGGTACAACTCATCATATATGATTCCCCAATCATCGTGAATCTTTTCAACTTCGATGTCATCTACAAACATCGTGATGCTCTTGAGAATGTGCCTACCGAGTTGATCGGCGTAGTTACCATTTGCTATTCCAGGCATTGTTATACTAAGATACATGTTACTCAAAAGATCACCCATATTCGTGGGATTAAACTGTACCTTTACAGTTTGTCCAAATGGCCATCCAGCGATTGTTCCGTTATTCACTACATTTCGAGCTCTATGATATTTTCTAAAATCGGAATGTCTCTTCGTTTCATAATTAAAAAATGATTCTTCTGGGTCTTTGGAAAGGAGGTGTGTATCCTGCTTTCCAATAGCTTTAAGTGAAATCTTAGCAGCCTCACCCATATCTACTTACTGCTCACATATTTTTAATATCCATTTTCCACATCGTAATATGACTCGTCCTAATCATACGTTCCAAATCAACGTTCGCTTGTTTCGCTTCATCCATGAGTGCTTTGACGCGCTCATCGGTATACTCGACAGTCTTTGTGTTGAGAAGGTAGTCCCAGTTTCCATCAATCTTCGGAAAGATGGATGACATTTCCTTTTCAAGATCCTGCTTCTTCCTCTTGAAGACTACCAACCTCCCTTCGATCACCATAGAGACAAACTTAGACTTGTGCCCACACATCTCCGCTCTCTTTTCAAGGACATCGATGAGGTGTGCCTTGCGCTTCTTATAATGTTCGAGGCGCAACTCTACAAAATCCTTTAGAATTTCCGCAGGACTCGTGTACTTGTAAATACCCTTTGTGGGATGGAACAAGTGCATGTTTGTCGTGTGGAATGTCTTTCTCAACTTGAGATCCTTGATGAGATCTTTGCCAGAATACCCAAAGATTTCAAAGTCCACATCTTCGGTCGTGCTGTTGTTCGTAAAACTCGTGATCATCTTCTTATCAACAAGAGTATCAAGGTATTCCTTGTAATCTTGAGTCCATCTTCCTGGTGGAAGCTCCGTCACTTTCAGACGAGAACCAGTATCTCTCCACACACCCTCGGTGATCCATAGCCCCGCATCATCTTTGAAAACCTTACCCTTGAAACCCCTGAACCAAGGTTTCATCTCCACCAGTTCCTCACCCACAATCATCCTCTCGATGTTACTTTTGATATCATCAGGGTTAAATGGGGGGACGTAGCAACTGAAACCCGTACCAATACCTTCAGTGCCGTTTACCAAAACCATTGGTAGAGTTGGCATGTAAAAGTCGGGTTCGATGGAGCGACCATCATCATCCAAGTAATTGAGAATGGCATCATCCTTGGGATCGAAGAGCTTTCGAGCCTCCTTGGTAAGCTTCGTAAAGATGTACCTCGTCTGAGACGCATCTTTACCACCCATGAGCCTTGTACCAAACTGACCACAAGGTTCGAGGAGGTTGATGTTGTTCGAACCCGTATAATCGTTGGCCAACTTGACGATTGTTTCAGCGAGGGAAACTTCACCGTGGTGGTAAGCACTCTTTTCAGCCACATATGCCGCCAACTGTGCAACCTTCATCTCATCTTTGAGATTCTTTTGGAAACATGAATACATAACCTTACGTTGTGAAGGTTTGAGACCATCGGCCACGTGAGCAATCGAGCGCTTCAAATCAGCAAGACTGAAATTTACCAAGTCTTTGTGTACAAAATCAGTGATGTTCAGTTGCTTCACATCGCCATATGGAATTTCAAGTTGGTTAGCTTCTTTAGCTGTGCTTTCGAGAAGCCACGCTTTCCTGGCATCCGCCCTCTTCTTGTCAAAGGCGAGAATAATAGAGTTATCAGTCATTGTATCTGCATCGAACTTCACAGTGAGATCTTGAATCTTCTTGAAGTATTCTCGAGCCTCAGCACTGGTGCTGGTACCCAAACCCTTGTAGTACTTAATTTTCCACCCAGACTTACCCGAACCATACCAAGTTCGGAATGCCGAGTCGGTGTAGAAAGACTTAGTCTCAGATCCCTTGGTCGCCTTGATAATCGGTGTTACCATACTCACGACAAAGTTCATCTTAAGAAGACTCGGCCAAAAGTAATGAATCATATTGAGAATGAGACCCTTGATATGGCTTCCATCATTATCTGCGTCTGTCATGATCATGAGACGACCATAACGAAGTTCGGAAACATCTTTGTACTCCTTTCCTTGTTGAAGTCCCAAAATTTTCTTGAGATCATTGAACTCCTGATTAGATGTCAACTGTGCCACCGATGAGTCCCTCACGTTTTTACACTTACCACGGAGTGGAAATACCCCATATTGATCTCTACCCACGACGGAGAGACCAGCGACAGCGAGAGTTTTCGCTGAATCACCCTCTGTCACGATGAGTGTACACTTTCCAGACTGTGCCGTACCAGCTTTGTTCGCATCGTCCAATTTGGGGATACCAGTGATCTTAGACTTTCGAGCTCCATCAGTCTTTTTGAGTTCTTTCATCTCTTTGAATTTCGAAAGTGCGGTGAGTTCATCTGCAATACCAGTTTTCAAAACATTCTTGACAAAGTTTTTAGGTGGTTCAAACTTGGAGCCGAAATCTTGAGCTTTTAGAGTACACTCAGACTTGACCTGACTCGAAAATGTTGGGTTCTCGAGAGTTGCCTTCACGAAGATAGTAAACGTGTTCTTGACTTGCTGAGGCTTCAACTTGATTTTCTTGGCCATATCATCGATGATACCACTGGCAATGTGATTGGCGACATGGTCAATATGTGTACCACCTTTGGTCGTACAAATTCCATTAACAAATGAAACTTGTTCGAGACCGTTTTCTGATGGCCCGATACACACTGACCAACGATCCCCATTGAAAGAGGCAACATCTTTGATTCCCTCGTGCATCTTGCCATATGCCTCAAAGTTTTGTTTGGGAAGAATTTCACCGTTGAACTTCACTTTACAATTCGAGGTGGTACAAATGTTCGCATCCCAAACTCGCTTTTGAAAGATACTGTAGATGGCGTCGTCCATTTTGGACATTCCAAAGCGTTTCCATTCGGGTGTGAAGGTGATAGAGACGGATGACGTGCTACCCGAATGCTTTTTAATTTTTGGTGGATCACAAACAGTCATATTTTTTGACCATTTTTGTGTGTACGTTTGCTTTGTTTCGTGATCCTTGATGATGATCGAAAAGTCACTCGAATAAATGTTCGCCAACTTGGCACCATAACCGTTACGACCACCGACGATCCTCTTTTGAGAGTCATCATAGTTGGTACTGGTGAGAAGGTGACCGAATACAAGTTCGGGATTCCAGAGACCTTCCTTTTCGTGCATTTTTACAGAAATCCCACCGAGAGGACCGTTGTTTTCAATTGTCACTGAGCCCACATCCTTATCGATGGAAACAGAGATTGAAGAGACATTCTTTGGGTGTAGGGAGTTACGATCGATAGCGTTGACGAGGATCTCATCAAAAATTTTCAAGAGCGCTGGGGAGTACTTTAGGTTCTTCTTGGTGAAGGTAGAACCATTGAGGATCCAATAGGGTTCAGAACCCTGTTCAACTGGACCGACGTACGAGTCAGGTCTCTTGAGAATGTGTTCGATGTGGGTGAGCTTTTGGACGCTCTCCATCTTATTTACAATTACAACTTAAAACTCTAACTTAGGTTTTCATACCACGTTATATAACTCTCATGTTCATTTGTTTCGTCGAATAATTTAAATAACTGTTTGGTTTGATTACCGAACGTATGTAGGTGTTCCCACGCTTCTTTTGTTGAACTCTCACAAAGTGTGGTATCTTCATCAAGCTTTTCATTGTTAAACTTGGAAAGAATTTTCAGGTCAGTTTTTACATCACCCGTAAGCACATCTGGTAATATTTCATGATATTGTTTTAAATCTTCTAATTTGAAGCCCTTTGAAAGGCCAAATTTACTTTTAAATTTATGAATACTTTCCATTTTTTTATTTTTGTTGATATTTGGATTTAATAGGATATTTTTCTGGAATAATTCCATAAAAATAGATGGAATTATAGCACCATACATAGACACATCAGAATCACACATATCATTTTTTATATCAAAATCATCCTCTTCTTTTGTAGCTTCATGATAAATACGAAGCTCTTTTACATTTTCTAACCAATCACGATATGCATCAATACATTCCACGGAAATAGACTCGGTATTCATATGAACTTGTTTAAGTGCGTTACAAATTTGTAAGTAATCACCTTCAGGAATATTTGAAACATTAGCGTCTACAAGCTGTAAAATTTTACTGAGATTTGTATCCATTTCAAGAAGAGCAAATGATAATGGTAATCAAAACTCCAATCGCAATCAGAAATACAAATGAAATATAATCAGAAACGTTGAGAGACATGAAAAAAAAGACCTTATTACAATAACTTAGGTTTCACTTACATACATGACCACCAACTGATAATATACTGTTATTGATGTTAAAATGATAATCACAAAACAAATATCCACATTTTAAGCATCTATTAGTTTTACCTTCTGTGGTACACATATGTTGAAAAAGGCTATCACAATTATTCATTTGTAATAAATGAATATTTTAATTTTAATTACACACATGACCCCCTCTACCTATGGGGTTATTATTTACATGATAGTGATAGTTGCAGTACCAGTGATTGCAATGAGGGCATAATTTTTTAGGTGTATCACTTGGAGAACACATATGTTGTGTTACACTCGAGCATTTACGTTCCCTTTCTATGCGTTCTCTTTCTTCACGCTCTTCTTTTTCTTTGCGTTCCTTTTCTTCACGCTCCCTCTTTTTTCTTTCTTCTTCGACTTTTCGCTGTTCCTCAGCTTCTTTACGCCTAGCCTCTTCTAAAGCCTCCTCCTTTTTGGTTAATATTTCGTCAATATCTTCTTGTGGTGGTTGTACAAACTTTACTAAATCAAGAACCCCGAAGTTTCGTACTTCTTCTGTATAATCGTCATGTAAATCTAGGTACATGTACCGTACTGCTATTTTTTGCCCCCTATTAACTGTTACATACCGAACATCACTTTTAGGTATCACACCCACTTCTGGTTTGAGGTTCTCAGCTTGAATAATTTCTAATGCTGTTTTGCCTTCAAAACCACCTGCACCGATTGCGGCGTCTATCTTACCGACTGCACCACCTTTATATGGGTACGCTTCATATTTCACTTTGAAATTACTTTCATTCGTTAAGGTAATCTTATTAATACATGGTTTCCAAATACAGCATATAGCATTTGGTTCAGATCTTAACATTATCTTAAATTTATTTAGATTTTTTTTCAAAGATACTTGTAGAAGATGTACTTTTATTTGTTCATCGCAATATTCATACTCATCGTAGTGATGCAAAATCGCTCAAGAGGTATGAAGCAATCCATAGAAAAGATGGTGAAGCAGTCAGCTAAATATGCCATCATGGCTCAACAAGACTCTTCTCCAGTGATGTCGGTGCGTCACGGAAACTATGCAGCAGCTTATGTTCACGCTCTCAGAGATATTGCGAACGAGACACAAATTCATAATGCGACGGGTATTGATGTCAAGAAGTTCAAGGAACATGTATTCAATGTTCAAGAGATGACGACGAAAAAAACAGTCGACCAATTCCCAGATTTTGCTGGTCAGTCTGATATGTATCTTTCAGAAATCGCAGGAGATGCCTAAGTGGGGTCGTATATTCTTAAAAAAAATAAGAAACAAAATGGAAGTCATCCGTGATGAAATGTGGCAGCGTTGCCTCGCTGATGCGGCTAAGATGTACCGAGTCAGCGAACCAAATGAAGCGTGTTTCAAACTCGCAAATGCAACTTGGATCATGAAGAAGAAGTATCAGGAACATGACAAAAAGAAGGAAGAACGAAAAACGGTTGCGATTGATAAACCACCAGAAGTGGTGAATGAACAGAGAACTACAAAAAAAATATGCTGTGCGACGACGATGAGTGGCAAACCATGTGCATTCAAGGCTGTGTGTGGAGACTATTGCAAGAAGCATAGTGTAAAAAATGCTCAATTGGGAACCAAGGTCGATGTGAGTAAAATTAAAATCAGTGACTAATAGAAAGACGATGTTAGACCAGGAGAGTCTTAGACCTGTAATAATAGCGATGGCACTTTACATCACTATCAGCACCCTCGTACCTCGCATTGCCACAAAACCATCTGGTATCCAAGTTCTCGATGATCTCGTGATGACCATCATCGCTCAGAGGGATTCAATGATGAGTGGTACCATTCTCATCGGACTTATCGTTCTCGCTACCAATTACATTCAAGACGAACTCCTCTAGAACATTTTCTCGACTTACTACATTTTTTGTGTGTTCGTGATCCATGTGACGAACACGATTGTCATATGCATGTCTCATGAACTCCAAGAGTTGGTCAAAGTTTGGATTACCCCAAACCATACCCTTTTTGAAGAGAAAATCATCCCTCTCCAACTCTTGAAGTTCACAATCAATCATGTACGGTGTCTTTACGTATTCAGGTGCACCACCATAGTTCGTAATAATGACAGGCTTATCTCGAAGTGCTGCTTCGACCGCACCCATACCGATGCCTTCGGAGTGTGAAAAACTCACATAACAGTCACAACGATTATGGAGATTGTCCATTTCCTCGTTTGATAGGAGATCGTTAATTACTTCAACACGTGGAAATTGTATATGAATCGGTTGGTTGCATGTGGCTTTCACAACGAGACGTGTGTTTGGTTCATTCAGACGAACGAATGCTTGTAATACATCTCTAAATTTCTTACGAGGATCTGCGATATTGCCAATATGGTAAAATGTATAAGGCTTTTCTTTTGGTTTGGGAATGTGTGCATGTATGACATAAAACTCGTTATCGGGAAATTGCCTCGAAAAAACCCTCTTACAGAATTCACTTGGTACGGCAACCTTTTTGAATTCTTTCATGATGAGACCGTAATCTTCGTGTACAGTTTCCGTTTCGCAGATCGTCATACACACAAGATTTTTTACTCGAGTCCTGACATATTTCAAATACTCCATATGAGCACTAATTGGTAGCATATAAATCAGGCCACGTTCACATTCAGGAAGCTTACTCCCAAAAACGTAATAGTGAGAATTTGGGTCGAATAATTTCACATACTTTATCGCTTGATTTCCAATTCCACTATTAAGTGCGGGACCGATCACGATCATTTGATATAAAGATAATCTTTCTTTTATATATAGTACAATGGAATCTCTACGCAAAGAAGTCGAAGATGAACTCAAGCGCACCCGTCTCGATAAGACTCGTCTCTACAGTCTCATTCTCAAGCTGATTGATAATGCTGGCACTGGTGGTGCTGGTGGTGTTGGTCCCGCTGGTCCCGCTGGTCCCACAGGCCCCACTGGCCCCAAGGGTCCTGCTGGCCCCGCTGGTCCCCAGGGTCCCGCATGTGAGTGCAAGTGTGTTGCTAAGGCCGCCCCTGCCCCCACTCCTACCGCTAAGGCTCCCGCCAAGAAGGCTCCCGCTAAGAAGAAGGTCGTCACCGCCTCGGTCGCGTAAAAATAAATAACGTCATATTATAGATGGGTTTAACATCGTATGATTTATGGTCTATTGGCCATTTTTCAATGGGTATTGTGTCGTACTACCTATTGAAAAAGATGAACGTAGAAACAGTAGAAAATTTTGTGATATCTAACGGTATTCATTTGATTATAGAATTTATAGAAAAGTCGAGTGTGAATGGTAAAGTTCTCGAATCATTTGAGAATCATGTAGCCGATGTTGTTTTATTTTTGATTGGTTGGTTCATTTCGATGAATATTAAGAGTGAAAATCTCATACCTAACGCACTTGTACCATTTTTGTGGTCGGTCTTGGTTTTCACCACTTTGAAGGAGATCCTCCAGGAACTGTATCCAACTTATAAAACCCTCATAAATCGTATGTGGATATTATTACTTATACTCACACCCATTTTTCTTCAATAATTCTAGGGCTTTCAATTGAAACACGTCACATTGTGCATTGAGCACTAATGGAACCCACGCAACATCCTTGATGATCGCTTCATCTTGGGCAACTGTGTCGAACATTCTCTGGTAGAAGCGTGAATATACGAGTGGGTTATCGAGGAGAGGATTCTTGGGATACAGCATACACCAAGACATCTTCGTCGTATTATCATCCATTGGGAGAAGTGTGCTGAATGTGATGAACTCGTAAGGACCCGCCAATTTTATTCGAATAATGGACGTGCATGGTGCCACGAAACGACTATGAACATCCGAACCATCTTGGGGTTGCATATGTTCAGTCAACTTCGAGGAGGCTTTGGAGCGTACATTGGCGTAGCAATCAACATAATCATCTTTCATCTCAATCTTTGTGTTTCTCACACGACCATTTTCTTCATCAGCAAAATCATGAACAAAGTTGATATGAGAAATATCTGTTGCATTTAATATCCAATCGTAGATGTTACCTTGAAGTTCCCTAGAACCATACACTTTTACCCAATTAGGATCGAATAATTCTTCGCAGTATCGTGTTGGAAGTTTGTCTTTGGTATCACTGGACCAGATAAATCCACCATCTTCCATGACTGGATATGACTGAATATCACCACCGCACGGAATATTACCCGAAGAGGGTACTTTCATTAGAGTGCCATCAGTACTGAACTCCCACCCGTGATAAGGACACTGAATGTTATTTCCTTTTACTTTTCCATTACAAAGTTTCGCACCTCTGTGAGGACATACTGCATCCACCATAGAGATCCGACCATCTTTTGTTTTGAAGAGTGCACGCTCCTCGTCCCTGATTTTGATGCGTTCAAGGTTGAGACCTTGAGAGAGACCTAGACCATACATTTGTTTATAAAACTGTTTATATTTTTAAGCATCCCCATAAATTTCGAGAACATCCCGAACGATGGGACTTCTCTCGATATCTTTGAATTCAAATTGGATATATTCGATGCGTTTATATTGTTTGCCCCTAATTCGGTCGCATATATCCTTGAGTCCATTTTCTTCATATTTTCTGTCATGTTGTTTGAGGTCGCCCGTGACGACCATTTTTGTACCTTCACCTATACGTGTGAGAAGCATTTTCATTTGATTTGGGGTTGAGTTTTGCATTTCATCGGCAATGATGAAAGCATCTTTAAATGTCCTACCACGCATATACGCTAAAGGACAAATTTCGATGATCTTTTCTTTTATCATGTATTGAATGTCACTTTGATTGTAGTATTCTCCAAATATGTCCATAATGGGTCGTGTCCATGGATCCATCTTTTCTTCCAACGTTCCAGGGAGAAACCCAATATCTTCCTCGACGGATACGACGGGTCGAGTCATCACAATCCTTTTGTACGTTCGGTCGTTATATCCTTGTATCGCCGCACAGCACGCTAGCATCGTCTTCCCCGTTCCCGCTGGTCCTACAGCGAATACCATGGGTTTGTTGATACTGTATAACACTCGGTTATATTCTCTCTGATTATCACTCTTTGGAATCACGGTTGGATTCACTTCCTCGAGTTCCATTTCTTCCTCGAAATAGTCAGTATCATAGGATGATGAGAGTGAAAATTTTAGGCGACGACCCTTTTTACCTCCCATATATTTTACGCAGAACTTTTATTGACCCACCAGATAAATCCACCTAAAAATGATGCTAAAATGGCGACCAAAAGACCAAATGAAAATTTTTTAGGGTTTTGTTCTGGAGGTTTATCAGGAAGTTTTTGAACATTTTGATTGAGTGTATCAATTTTTTTCAAAAGTTTTTCAAGTGCTTGAAGAATTTGAAGTTCTCGATCTTTTGGTTTTTCCTTAACGTTCACAGTTGTAATCTCCAGGACCATGTACCACTTTGCATCAGGTTGGAGGGGGAGATAATCTCCATCATCTTGTTGTTCAAATATTTCGAAATTTAATTTTTTTATCGAAATGGGATTAAAAAAGTTTGTCTGTCGATGAAAACTTTTCCATTGTTTATCACGAAGAACAATCCCATCACTCCCCGTGAAATGACGTTCCAGGGGAACACGAGCTAATATTTGTCCGTGTCGTTCATCAAGGATTTGCGCCACCTTTGGTATGTCAGGACAGACAATATCCACATACTTTGCGATGTCCGTATTCAGGTTGGAACTATTTCCACCAACTTGTGTCACGTAGAAGTCGACCATTTTAATACCCATCACTCTACCCATATCCTCAACATGTGTATTAGATTCGAGAGTGAGATCGAGTGAAAAAGTATTATTCGTTCCATTTACAAATGTCGAATCTAAAATAACATATTGAACTTTTTTTGGTATATCGTCCAGGGACATTCTAATATATTTGACGAAAAAAAAAGTTGACATAATATAATTATGGATACGACCACGATTATTCTTATTGTTCTTTTAATCGTAGTGGCCGCAGGTGTTGCATTTTGGTACATGAACAACCAGGCCGCCACCTTAGCTGAGGCTGAGGCCGAGGCCGAGGCTGCAAGGCTTGCGGCGATTACAGCGGCGGCTGAGGCATCGGCAGCGGCATCGGCAGCGGCGGATGCGGATGCGGATGCGGACGCGGACATGCCACCAGCAGCTGGTACTCATCCCCTCGCTGGTGATAAATATATTGTTGTCAAAGGTACCAGCACAGGCGTGATCGTCCCCGATTCGGATGCTGCCAAAAATTTCAAACTTGACACAACTGGAGCTCGTACGTCAAAAATGGTGATCACTCTAGAGGCGGTTGAGGGTGAGGCTGATACATACTATTTATTTGCCAAGATGCTCAAAAAATACATGAAGTATAAAACCGGCGGTTTTAATGTAGCTAAGCAAGCAAAGCCTACCGAAGCCAAATCTCTCAAACCTTACAAGATTAAATTCACATCGATCGGTGATGAATATGCGATGTCTTATATGGACAAAGATGATGTACAGATGTTCTTTGGGTACGAGGGTGATGGTGCCATGACAAGTGACGAGAGTGTGGCTACTATACTTGCCGAAGGTCTCGTTGCTCTCGAAGATGCTGGCGTTTCTAGTTACATCTTAACTGGTAACTTCGGCGAAGAAAATTTCACTGCCTTCGAAATTGCCGTCGATGATGATGATAAACCAAAAACAAACATCAAAGGGTGTTTGGAAGCGTTACCAGACGTCGATTTAGGTGAAGATGTGGATCGGGACAGTCTTTTAGCTGTGGCTTTCAACTCCGAGGCCGATATACCCTGCCGTGTCTACCCCCAGAGTGATACATACAATCGCAACGCTGATGCGACTGGCTGGGTAACTACATGCATCGATGAAACAAAGAATATAGAGCAAGGATGCTTATTGTAAATACATGATTCCACCAATCGCCCGAAATACTATCATGTTTACAGCTACGATCGCTATATACGGTATTTGGGACTTTATAAAATTATTAAAGTCGTATAAAAAGAAGAAACCATAGTATCATAAAATGCTCTTCGTAGCCATCTACAATACTATGATTTCCATGGGTTCATATTACGCTCGTTCGACTTATAAGTGGGTTAAGATGGCTGTTTGGGATGCCCCAATTCGAGTGTACCTTGACATTCAATTGGAGCAAATGAGACTCGAACGAAACCTAAGTACTCTCGAGGAAGGTGAAATTCACGAAGAATGAAAGAATACTTCATTCCTGTGACGACTGACGACTTTCGAATCGCATTCTGTCAGGCGACATCTTCTCTTTGCTCTGACGTCCAACGACTTATTTGGGAAGAAGTGCTTTACTGTACCCAACCCATCGAACCCCCACCAGCACCTGAAAAATGCAAAATTTCCTACACTCGCTCACCGATTTCTTTGCCCCGAGACCTGTTCGGAAGTCAACTAATCTCACAGAGAAATTGATTAATTACACAACTATCGAGACTATGAATGATTGTGGTGAGAAGAGATATATTGAGATGCCGAGACCAAGATCTCGAGAACGTCGTGAAAATCTTGAAGTTCTCCTTACGAAGTGCAAACGACTTTTGTCCTTCGTATTGAAAAAAGATAGCACCACGGATGCTTCGTTTAAGATTATTCAGTTGAGTGATAGAATTCGAATGTCTCTTTACATGGATGATGATATCACACCCCTATTTGATGAGTATGAAGAGTTCGAGAAGCGATACAAGAAGAATTCCAAATCTTCTATGAACCTAAGTAGCATCGAACATATGTAATAAGTATGTAATCATGGATCATTTTCACAAACTCCTCGATCTCGTCGACAAGAATGCGAACACGATCCCTGAGGGAGACTACATTGAAATTTGTAACATCATCAAATACATTCACGAGAAAGTGAAACCACCCCCATTTCTCTTGGATCAAAATGAACCCATGCAAATGCCCACCTACGAACCTACTCAAATGACACCCCATGAACAAGCAGAGTTTATGGAGGAGCTTCATAGAGAATGGTCGGAGCCGAGCGCCTAAGTATTAGCACAAACTTTGTAATTCTATTCAAAAATGCAAGAACTCATGAGCCTCATAGATGAAAACTCTAATCGAATACCTGAGGGAGACTATATCAGGATGTGTGAATGTATGAAAGAAATACATGAAAAGCAAAACGTCATTACAGTGACTCCAGATGTCGTGAGTGAGGACTTCATCATGACAGGGGAGGTTCTTAATAAATGCCACAAATGGATTGTTGCTACGGATGCGCTTAGGGATGCATATATTGAACACCAGAAAGATCCAGATAATCAGGTAAGTTTGAGAGTGTACAATACTATCAGAGAAGCATGTAGTTCATTTTGGTATGAACTTACAAATACCCATGGATACGACGAATTGATGTGGTTTATTCGTCAAGGTGGGATTGCTCAACGAGATTTTAGATATTATGGCAGGGAGGTGCTGACGGGTCGAGTGTAGCTGTGCTCACGACTTTTCCCTGAAGTTCTTTTAATTTGAGATGAATCATTTTGAGTTCGTTACAAATTTCGATGTACGCCCACTCTGTTCGTGTTGGAAACAACTTGTCATCATCAAGAATCACCATGATTTTATTTAGATGATCCATACCTACTTACTATATAGAGATTTAATGCGAGTACAATAAAAATGGATACACTTATCAGAAATTTCCGTGACGAATTCATCGTCGATAGAACGAAACACAATCTTCCCGAAGCCACCTATCGCAAATTATACGAATTTTATACACAACTATGGGCGGAACATGATTCACTCATCCATGAGTAGATCAATCTCTCGTTCATATGTTTGTGAAAGTAGTATAGATTTTAGATCTCTGGAGAATGTTATATAGATTTTCGGGATATCACCCCAAAGTCTCTCATTCGTAACAAATGCATCTACAGCTCCATCCCGTAAAAGAGGTTCGAGTAGGTTCCAATTTGGTTCATTGTATCGAATTCTTTTACAACCTCGTGCGAATCGTTTAGAATATATATACCACGCCGCAATACTTTTATAAATGTGTATGGGTCGCTTCCCCTGTTCGAGACACTTTCGTAGAGAAGGTACGACGAATGTGTGAAACTTGGTGAATCCATCCATACAGATTCTATCTAGATTATCGACATTCGTGGAGCTTGAAAATCTTTCCTCAACTTTGTCAATATATTCATAAATATCAAATGGTAATTCGATATCGATCGATGGTCCAATTTCTTGTTTCTGAAGTTCTTTGAAGTGGTTACGACATGATTCATCATTCATGACTTCATCAAAAGTACTATATCCAGCTAGAGCACCCAGATATGCGAGTGATGTATGGCCACCGTTAAGAATTCTGATCTTTGTTTCTTCGTAGGGTTCGATATCTTTCGTGATGACAACACCGACTTGTGTGAGATCTGGAAAGTCTGATGCGAATTTATCTTCAATGACCCATTGAGTATATTCTTCAGTTTGAACGGCATTGTATCCAAATCCTGGAAACACATCCTCAATTTCATTACGAAGTGTATTGGTTGTACGAGGTGTTATGCGATCGACCATACAAGATGGAAACTTTACATTTTCTCGAATCCAATCGGCAAGTTCATATTGATTTGTTTGATACAGGTACGCTAAGAACTGTGTTTCGAGAACGACCCCATTTTGGTGTATATTGTCACAGCATAGAATGGTTATGGGATTCCTGCGATTACGGAGACCACATGCTAGGTACTCGAATAGTGGGGAGCCTGGTGTGTACCCACTCTCTGTAACGGTGATCGTTATGAGGTGCACACTGGGTAATGTGAGCATATGCTTAGCTATGGTTCGGTTCTTGGTCCAATCTATGTAATCAAGGTGAGATCTCACTCTTGTATATTTGGTTGGGGTTTTGACGATGTAGTCATCAATCTCACGGAACCCCTCATTCCTGAGATTGACGGCGACGATACCCCAACGAAGATCACCAGTCTTTTCCATGTATTCATCGATGTACATGGCCTGATGTGCTCGATGGAAATTGCCATAGCCTATATGTACAATTCCCGTCTGGCATTCGGATTTGTCATACATTCGTTAAGTTACTTAGACAAATTAAAATCAGTAATATGTAAGTATGGATGATCTTCTTCGGGCTATGCAATTATTGGATAAACATTCGGATAAACTCCCTGAGGGAGACTATCTTGAAATATGCAATATCCTGATGCGTTCATACAATCAACGAGTGGATCCTGTATATTTTTTCGATTACGAAAACTTTGGGATACTTCCTATAGGTCCGTCTCAGGAAACATTACAATACTTTCACGACCACTATTTCGATAAGGCTTTGAACATCGATAGTGACTTTTTACATGGTCAACTGACGTAC